TCCCAAGGACTTTTTGGATGGCTCCGATGGCCTTCTTTATCGCAGGACGAAAAACCTTCAGGAGCAGATCAGCTAGGGGTTTTGCAAGTAGGGCACTTCCCGTCGCCACAGTCGCAATCGCAGCCGTCGTCGCAGCAATCTGTGGTGTCGGAAGAAACTGTTCAACAGCCGTAATATCTTCATAAAGAACTACACATATTTTCTTACCAGGATTAGCAGGATCTTTCTGCAACTCAAATCCTGATACCTTTTCCTTCTGGTTCTGTGCTACGTCTCCTATCCTTTGGGCATTAAGTCCAGGACAAGGAGGATCTTCTGTTCCTGTCTTACCTGTATCTGGTGTCTCTGGACTATCTGGTGGTTCTGGTGCTGGTGCAATAGGTGGTGCTTGTTGTTCTCTCTGGATTATTAATTGTTCTGGTTCATAATTCATCGCATCATAGGATGGATATTGACCTGCAGGGCATATTGTCATTGCACCTTCAGGATCATCAAGTACTAAATTTCTATCCCAAGGTTTACCATCTCTCCTATTATCTTTATGCATGGTAACACAACCAGGCATATCTACAATAGGAAATCCAATATAATTTGTTACAGGATCAAAGTTAGGAACATACGGTTGTTGTATCTGCCATGAAGGTATGTAATGAGTACCAACAGTCTGTACCTGAATATTTGGTATATTACGAATTGGGTCAGACATTATTAGTCTTTCCAACCACCTGATTTTAACCAGTTATTGTGGTGTGGATTATCCCAAGAATCACTAATTTCATAAGAAGGAATAATAACCTCAGAAATATATCTTCTATTCTCTTTAGCAATATTTAAACTTTGTGTTTCTAAAGTATTAACTCTACCATCAATCTGCGATGACCACCACACGGCACCACCTAATTGTGCTGCTAGGAATGTTAATACTGCTGCTGGAATTTTAAGGTCTTTCATTTTTTCTTTTTAGGTAAGTATTGTCTAAGTACATTACCTGTAGTATCAGGCATTATTTTATTCAATCGTTCATCAATAGTCTCATTAATATATTTCTCTATTCTCTCTTGTTCTTTCTTAGGTGCATTTGTTATCACACTAAAAACAATCCCACTAACATCTACAAGAACATATAAAAATGCTGCTACTGCAAGGTAGTGAGGTATTTTTCCACCAACAACCTTTTGAACAGGATTCTTTTTATTAGGATCCTTTAGTGGTTTACTTACTTTCATCATAGTATAAGACATTTCACTCTACAATAATATTGCTCCAATAATAAACCCTTTAGCAAATGAGATAACAACTACTTGATAGTCTGTCAGTCCAAATTTGTCCTGACACTTCTTAATAATTTTCTTATCCCATTCAACTGCTTTGTCGAATACTGCTTTAACTTTGTTCATTACTTTTTACAGAATTTCTTCTTGGCAAAGACAAGAGCAGCAATTACTACTACACCAATACCTATTCCACCCCAAGGCACTCCACCTTGTGGTTCTACTGGTACAATTGCTTCTTGTACTTCTATTACCTCTTTAGGTAATGCTTGCTTTAATACGCTTTCCATTGGTTTACTCCACTAGGGTTCCATACTGTCTACGAATCTCACGTAGTTGTTCAAAGTCTTTTTGCTTGGTTCCACCATCGTATTCCCATGCATAACCTTCTTTGATCATTTGTTCGTTAAGAGAAACTGTCTCCTCATTTATATAGCACCATCCTAAAAGACGGCCATACTTACCCATACCACCTACAAGTTCGGTACGAATACTAAGTTCATCTCCATCACCAGCAATGGTAGCTTCTAACTTTTCCTTTAACCAGTTAGTAGCATCTATTCCTAATGCTTTCTCTTCAAGATCTCTTGTTCTCTTTTCAGGAGTATCAACTCCCGCAATCCTTACCCGTTCTTTCTTGTATAAATCGAATCCAAGATCGATGGTGACATCTATCGTGTCCCCGTCCAGTACTTTGTTGATCTCCGTTACTCGGAAGTTGTAACAACTCTTCCGACTCGGTGGGGTCATTGCTCCCATGTTCTTCATACTCCGTCAGTGAGCTATTTATCATATCGTCAACAGGAGTACGTCCTTGTTCAGATTTCCACTCTCTTAATTCATGTATCCATTCACTAGGAGTTGGAGAAGACTCTGCCTTTGGAGCAAAATAACCCGCACCAACAATGGTACAGGCTATAACTCCTAAGAGACTTACTGAAGCAACTACCTTCTCATTCGCACGAACACGTTGAGTGAGTTCTTTCACATGACCAATTAAATGATCAACCTTCGCTTCCAGTACTGCTATCTTCGTTTCTTGGCTCTGTTCTGTCGTCATAGGTCATAATCCAATAAATCAAATACCCTACTCCACTGAGTAAAGTACCAAGCATAATATTTATAGACCAAACTACGTCACTCATGATACGTGTATTACTCCTTTCATACCAGCACCAGCATGTGGATCACATTGAATATCATAATCTCCTACATCAGGAAATGTAACATCAAAACTTTCACCAGCAGTAAATGCTAGATCTCCGTGTGATAATTCTGGATGATCTGCTACCTGCATATTATGAGGAGGTAGATCTCCATTAGTAAATGTGACTGTATCTCCAGCAGAGATTGATATCTCATTAGGTTCAAAGACTAGATTGCCTCCAGAACCCATTTGGATATCTGCTGCGTATGCTTTAAAACTAAGAACAAAGAAAGATATAAAGATTATTAACCATGCGACAAATCGATTCATCCATGTGTTAAGATTCTTCTTTTGTAATGTAGTCATTATGTAGTACAGAATAAGGATCCTTCGGATAGGATACAGTCTATACTATTTGGGTGAGAATGTAAATATGGTACGTCTTGAACTGCTTGACTTCTTGCAGAAAAAGCATCATCAGCATATTCGCATATGCTCTGATGATGTCTTGTCTGATCTAAATACTGAACTGTGTAATGAGACACGATTGAATAGCCGTGGGCTCGCATAAATTTCAATTATATTTAGATTACTTATACGTAATATTACCTATTCTTATGTTGACTCACGGACATAGTTATGAATCCAAAACACTACATTTTATAAGGTTTTTCAGGTGTTGTATCTGTAGTAATTTTAATAGGTGCTTGTTCGATTCTAATAGTCTGAACTGGACCAGCACTAGCCTTCGCCATGATTGCTTCAATGTCTTTTGCAGTAACAGGAGGTGCTCCACCATTAACAGAATTACCATTCTTATCCATCTTCATAGTTCCATCACCCTTCTTGGATGCTGTCTGAATTCCGAAGCTAGCAAGAACTCCTGTGAAAACTGAAGCTATGAAAGTTGGATCTATTTTTTGTTGTGGTACACCTGGAATCGCCACATAATTAAGAGTCAATATTCCACCACTCCAGGCAAGCACAGTAATACGGACAGCCGTACTGATGATTGCTGCCTGTTCGTCAGCATCTGGAAGAAGTGCTGCCTTTGCTTTACCAAAGAAACCTTTTTTCTTTTCTTCCTTAACTTCTTCCTGAAGTTCTTCCTTTACTTCTTCTGGCATTTAATTAAGAGTTGCTACTCTTATATAGCAACCTGTCCAATTACCCATGACTTTAGTCCATAACTTGCTATAACATCTGATGCATCTTGTACACCTTCATCAGGTACTACTACACAATATCCAATACCCATATTGAATGTTGTTTTCATATCCTCCTCTGGTATCTCACCTGCCAATTGAATCTTACTAAAGAGTTTTGGTAAAGACCACGAGTTATAATCTACGTGTGCTTTCAATCCTTTAGGTAAACACCTTGGAAGATTCTCTGGTATACCACCACCAGTTATATGAGCCATACCAAGAACAGGTACTTCATTTAATAATGCTTCAACAACTGGAGCATAGATTGTAGTAGGAGTAATTAATTCAGGAGTACCTTCCCCTATATGACTATCCTTATAAGAAATCTTATGTCTCCATAACATCTCATTGATTAAACTATATCCATTACTATGAAGTCCACTACTTTCTATACCAATAATTTTATCTCCTTCTTTGATAAGACTACCATCAACTATTTCATTCTCTTCTACTACACCTGTACAGAATCCTGCAAGATCAATATCAGTTTCACTTCCATATGGAGGAGCACATCTAGGATGTTCAGCAGTCTCTCCACCTATAAGTTCCATTCCAGAATCACTACATCCTTTAAGAATACCTACCATTACCTGATCTATAACAGGAGATAACTTACCAGTAGAAATATAATCTAGAAAATATAAAGGTTTAGCACCACAAGTAATAATATCATTAACACACATGGCAACAAGGTCTACACCAATCGTTGACCAAATACCAGAAACCATACATATATTAATTTTAGTACCTACACCATCAGCACCAGAGACCAATATAGGTTTCTCATATCCTGTTGGAACTTTAAACATTCCACCAAATCCACCAATAGTAGGTACTTTCTCTTTTAGTCTTTGTACAAAAGCATTACCTGCTTCTATATCAACACCAGCAGTTTTGTAATCCATTAATTAGTCCTCAAGAATAGGTCGTTATCATAGATTATTTGAATACGTTTTGCAGTCTGACCTTTAGTATTAATAAAATCTTGATGTAGATATTCACCACCCAACTTCTCTGCTAGATATTCAATCTCATCAACAATCTCTTTCTTCACATCATCAGATAAATTTAACATTATAATTGATTACCCATCCATGTACTAATTGCTTTATCATACTCAGCAGTGTGTTTAAATGCTTCTAACGCAAGTTGTGGTCTCATCTCATCCACAGTACCATCCTTCAATGATTCAATAAACAAATCATATTGTTCTGGATTAGTTAGTATAGAAACATTTGCATGATTCTTTGCTGCTGATCTCACCATAGTAGGACCACCAATATCAATGTTCTCAATTGCGTCTTCCCATGTTACACCTTCCTTAGCAACCGTTGCTTGGAATGGATATAAGTTTACTACCACAACATCAATGAATCCAATACCATTTGATTTCATATCTATATCATGATTAGGATCACCACGTTTAGCAAGAATACCACCATGAACTTTAGGGTGTAATGTCTTTACTCTACCAC